CAGCGGTACCGCGGCCTGGGATGTGGATAACGTGGATCACACGCGCCTGATCTGCTCAGAGATGGGCATCGACTACGACGCCATCATGGCATCCGCCCCTCGCATCGTAGGGCGCAAGGACCGCGGCAAGGTGCTGTTTCGAATCCCGCGCGGGCTGGACCTGAAAACCCACAAGATCAGCTGGCCCATTGAGGGAGACCCTCGGAAAACGGAAGTCGTGTTCGAGTTGCGCGCTGGTGGTGTGCAGGACGTTCTGCCGCCATCGATCCATCCAGATACGGGGAACCCTTATACCTGGGGTGGCCCGTCGATTGACGACGGCATTCCAGAGATCCCGACGCCGCTTTTGTCGCTATGGACGGAATGGGACAGGTTTCGTCCGCAGCTTCAGGATATATGCCCGTGGCGCGTCACGCCGACCTATCAGCCGCCGCGCAAGCCTCGACCACAAGGAGATAGGGCCAGCGTCATCGACGCCTTCAATGGCGCCCATGACATCATGCAGCTTCTGGAGCAGTTCGGCTACAAGCGCACTGGCCGCAATCGGTTCCTGTCGCCCAACAGCACAAGCAAGCTGGCTGGGGTTGTGGTGTTCGATGATGGCCGGGCTTACAGCCACCATGCCAGCGATCCGTTCGACAGCGCCCACGCCTTCGACGCCTTCGACCTGTGGTGCCAGTATGAGCACATGGGCGACGTGGCAAAAGCGGTCAAGGACGCTGCGATCTTCCTGAATGTCGATAAGGACGCCGTGCCGGAATACGACGCCGAGGCGGTCCAGCATGGCGCAAAGGTCGCGGCATCAATCCTGCCAAGCCGCCAGAAGAAGCCAGTCACCGGGCCGCTTGACGACATACCTGAACACTTGCTTAGCATCCCTGGGCGGCTTCAGGACGCTGTTAACTACTACACCACCACGGCGCCAAAGTCGCAGCCGCAGTTCGCGGTCCAGGCAGCGCTGGCGTTCGGTTCCGTCGTCATGGGCAGGCGGTGGGTGACGGACCAGAACAATTACACCGGCCTGTATTTCATCAACGTCGGCAAGTCGGCGGCAGGCAAGGAACACGCCAAGACCGTCATCGAGAACCTGCTGGAACACGCGAAGCTTGAAAGGCTGATCGGCCCGGCGGGCTATACCAGCGCCAGTGGTGTGTTCAGCGCCTTGGTGGAGCAGCCGGCACATATCACGGTGATCGACGAGCTTGGCCGCGTCCTGTCTGCATCCCAAAGCCAAGGTAATCACAACAAGGCCGACGCCCAGACGATCCTGATGGAAACCTTTGGCCGGATGCATGCCACGCTGCGCCCGCAGGGCTATTCCAAGATGGGGATGAGCAAGACGCAATCGGCTGAATTTGACAAGGTGATCAGACACCCAAGCCTGACAATCATGTCTATGACGACGCCAAGCACGCTCTACGAAAGCCTGTCAAGCCGCTATGTCAGCGACGGATTTTTGGGGCGGTTTCTGATCGTGGAAAGCAATATAGGCCGGCAGGTATCGAAGCCGATCCGCACCATCACGCCGCCTGAAAGCCTTCTGGAATGGGCGGCGGAACACGCCGAGGCCAAGGCCGGTAACCTTGATGCCGGAACAAGCTACGACACGCCGCCGCCAGCCGTTGAGATCCCGTTCGGGCCTGGGTGCCAGGCTCTGATTGAAAAATGCGATGCCGACATGATGGAGCGCATGGACAGGTTTGAAAAATACGGCATGGAAGCCATGTTCGGCCGCACCAAGGAAATCGCACAGCGCCTTGCGCTGATCGTGGCGCGGTCATGCCGAGAGGAACAGATCAGCACGGCCAGCATGCAATGGGCCATCGACTACGCCACGTTCTACGCCGATCGAACCGTATCTGCGCTCCGGCAGAGCATGTCAGACGGGCCATTCGAGGCGGCTTGCAAGTCTGTCATGGCAATGATCGAGGCAAGCGGCCTGAAGGGCGTGACGGAGCGCGAGATTGCCAGGTCGTCGCGCACCTTTGCTGGGCTGGAGCCTCGCCGACGGCGCGAGGTGATGGAAGCTCTAGCCGCAGACCGAGGCATCATCGTTCAGAAGCAGGCAGGTGGCGTTGGCCGCCCCCGCATGGCGTGGATAGCCCCGGCAGAGGCCGACTAGTCGGCCTTTGCGTCCATAATCTCCTTGATCTGAAACGCGCGCAGGGGCGGGACGTTCTCGCCCCAGCGATAGACGGCTTGGGGCCAGATCCCCAAGGCATCAGCCAAGGGCTTCAGCCCGCCGAAAAACTGGATTGCTTCCTTGGTCTTCATGTTTTCCCCACAAGTTGAAACTTTCTTGTTGACACCCTAGCGCGACACGCCGTAACGTGCAAGTGTTGTGATGAAGGAGAAACTGATGAGCAACGTTGAACCGCTGGCGAAAGCATGGCTTGACGCCAAGCGCGCCGAGGCGAAGGCAAATGCCGAACGCCTGAAGATCGAGGCGCTGATGTGCGATGCGCTGGATGTGCCCGACGAGGGCAGCAAAACCCACAAGATCGAAGGCTACAAGATCACGGTGACGCAACCCGTGGCGCGCAAGCTGGATGAGGATGCGTGGGAGAAGGTCAAGGACCGCATCCCGCAAGATATGTGGCCGGTGAAGATCAAGGTCGAGGCCGATGCGACGGGTTGTAAATATCTGGCGGGCAACGAGCCTGCCATGTGGCGCAAGATCGCTTCGGCGTTCGAGGTGAAGCCCGGCAAGGTCGGCTTCAAGGTGGAGGCTCTGTGATGGCAAATCGTCTTGTGATCTACAAGGACATGACGGTCGGCGCGAAGATGCCGTATCGGATTGCCGATGTGTTTCCGACGCTGGACGGCTTCCGAACTCGGCTTTCAACGGCTTGCTTCTCAACGCTGGATGAAGCAAATGCCTATGCAATGCAGATCGAGGGGAGGAACGCCAATGGCAATTGACCTGAAAACCCTCTCTCGGCCCAAGGCCGACCGCCCTATCATCGCCACCCTGTTTGGCGAAGGCGGGATGGGAAAAACCACCTTGGCAGCAATGTTCCCGGCACCGGTCTTCATCCGCACCGAGGACGGCACGGCGTCTATCGTGGACCACCCTGACGCCTTGCTGTTCCCCGTGGCGCAGTCGACGCAGGACGTGTTTGACGGCATCGAGGCGCTCGCCACGCAGGAGCATGACCGCAAGACGTTGGTCATCGACAGCGTGACGCAGTTCGAGAAGCTGGCAACGCGCGAGATCCTTGACGACGAGCCGAACCCCAAGGCCAAGAACATGGCCGCGGCGCACGGTGGCTACGGCAAGGCGTTCGGCATGCTGGACAAGAAGCACCAGGACCTGCGCGAAGCCGTTGAATGGCTGGCGACCGACAGAGGTATGAACGTGGTGTTTCTGGCCCATGCCACGGTAGAGGAACTGGATTTGCCAGACGTGGACAAATACAGCCGCTACACCATTCACCTGCACAAGAACCGGCAGTATGACTGCGTGCACCACTATGCCAACAACGTCGATCTGGTGGCGTTCATCCGCCTCAAGACCAATGTTCGCAGCACCGATGGCGGGAAAAAACGCGCCCTGAGCGATGGCGAGCGCGAGATCATCTGCTTCCCAGTGGCATCGAACGTAAGCAAGAACAGGTTCGGCATTACTGCGCCGATCCCGTTCACCTTCGACGCCGGCAACCCCTTTGAACATTTTGTAGCGAAGTAAAGGACAGAATATGGAATTGAATGGTTTCGACGCCAACGCGGTAGAGCCGAGTGCGCCGCGTGAACCGATCCCGGCTGGCTGGTATAAGGCCGTCATCATGGAGAGCGAGGAAAAGCCGACCAAGGCACAGACCGGCAGCTACCTTCAGATGACATTCGAGATCGTCGAAGGCGCGCATCAGGGGCGCAAGGTGTTCTCGCGCCTGAACCTGAACAACCCCAACGCAACGGCGGTGGAAATCGCCCAGCGCGAGCTTTCCGGCATCTGCCGGTCTGTCGGGGTGATGACGCCGCGCAACAGCCAAGATCTTCACGACAAGCCCCTGTCGATCAAGGTCAAGGTCACTCCGGCCCGTGACGGATACGAGCCCGGCAACGAGATCAGCGAGTATGCCGCGGCCAATGCCAACAGCGGCGGCTCGGCGGCATCGGGGCAGACGGCATCTGGCGGCGCCAAGCCGCCTTGGAAGAAGTGACACGTCCATCAAGAAGCGCAGCCCTGATGGGGCTGCGTCACTGGATGGATGGAGCGAGTTATGAACCTTGAGCAGCACACGGTATCGAAAACGGTTGCGGCGATATATCAGCATTATGAGGACAGCAGAAAGAACGAGCATCGGCCGCACCTTGGCGGGAGCCAGATTGGCAACCCGTGCGCGCGCGCGCTGTGGTATCTGTTCCGCCACGCAGCTCGGCCAGCTTTCGACGGCAGGCAGCTTCGCCTGTTCGAGACTGGCGACCGAGAGGAAACGCGGCTTGTGGCGAACCTTCGCGCCATTGGCTGCACGGTTTGGGCGGTTGATCCTGAGACGGGAAAGCAGATCCGGTTCACGGCATGCGACGGGCATTTTGCCTTGTCGCTGGACGGCGTGATCGAGGGCCTTCCTGACGCGCCCAAGACGCCTCACACGTTCGAGGCCAAGACGATGAATGATCGGAATTTCTCCGCGCTGAAGAAGGAAGGCGTGCAGAAGTCCAAGCCCGGATATTGGGCGCAATGCCAGATCGGAATGCACATGTCCGGCATTGAAAGATGCGCCTTCATGGCTGTCTGCAAGAGCAGCGATGAGATTTACATGGAGCGCATTCACTACGACGCCGCCGAGGCGATCAGTCTCCTCGCCAAGGCGGAAGCGGTGATCTTTTCCGACAAGCCGCCACAGAAGTTGAGCAACGATCCAGCGTTCTTTGGCTGCAAGTTTTGCGATTTCAAGGATGTTTGCCACAATGCCAAGCCGCCAGAGGTCAACTGCAGAACCTGCGCCCACGCCACACCAGAGCGCGGCGGGGATGGTGCATGGTCTTGCGCAGCAGGTAAGGCGTTCGGGTCTGTATGCGCAAGCCACCTGTTCAACCCTTATGGCATGGGGTGGGAAGTCAGGGACGCCGGGCCAGAGTGGGTAGAATACCTCACCCCAGATGGCGAGGTGATCAGAAACGAAAACAATAGCGAAAAAATCGCCGCATATTGGGTGCCGTTTTGATGGGGAATAACAACATGAAACTTGGAGATATTGGCTTAGACGGAAGCACAAAAGCCCTAAAGGCTTGCGTCCGTTGTGGGTGCGTTTCTGGCGAGATTTGGCCGCAAAAGGGGCCTCATGGAAATATGCTGCGTTGCGCTGGGTGTGGCAATTTTCATGGATGGCTTTCGCCAAAGCATCCGAAGGCAATTCTAACGCCGCCAAAGGCAAACTGGTCGCCCGATCCAGATGATATTATTGACAGAGGCGATTTGTTCTGATGAAGCTGGAATTGCGAGACTACCAGACAAACGCGATTGACGGTCTGTATCAGTATTGGGCGGATGGCAGGGGTGAAAACCCTCTGATCGTGGCGCCGACCGGATCTGGAAAGAGCCTGATCCTTGCCAAGCTGATCGAGGATGCCATGTCATTCCCAGGGACGCGCGTTCTGGTTCTGACACACGTCAAAGAGCTTTTGCTACAGGATGCGCAGGAGCTTGTGCAAAACTACCCGGAAGCTGATTTCGGGTTTTACAGCGCCAGCATCGGGCAGAAGCGGCTGGACAAGCCCATAACGTTCGCCGGCATCCAGAGCGTATGGCAACGGGCTTACGATTTTGTTCCGGCGCCGGATCTTGTGCTGATCGACGAGGCACACCTTGTGCCAAAGAAGACGACCACGCGCTACGGCAAGTTCTTGGCCGATCTGAAGGTGTGCAACCCGGATGTGAAGATCGTCGGGCTGACAGCGACCCCGTATCGTCTGGATAGCGGATACCTGCACAAGGGCGATGGCGCCCTGTTCGACGGCATTGCCTTTGATATTCCGGTGGGGATGCTGATGGACCGCGGGCACCTTTGCCAAGTCATCAGCAAGGGCAGCGCGCACAAGATCGACCTGACCAACGTGCATATGCGCGGCGGGGAGTTTATCGAGAGCGAGATTGCAGTAGCGGCATCGGACCCAGAGCTTGTCAGAGCGACGGTTGCCGAGATCGTTGAGTATGGCGCCGAGCGCAAGGCGTGGCTTGTGTTTGCCAGCGGCGTTGCTCATGCAGAGATGTTGCGCGCCGAGTTCGACGGCCATGGCATTCCGTGCGGGGTCATCACTGGAGACACTGACGGGCGTGACAAGATCATTGCAGACTTCAAGGCACAGCGCCTGCGCTGCCTGATCGGCGTCAACGTTCTGACAACGGGCTTCAACGTGCCAGCGGTTGACCTGGTGGCAATCGTCCGCGCCACGGCGTCGACTGGCCTTTATGTGCAGATCGTCGGTCGCGGCACCAGAACAGCCCCCGGCAAGTCGGATTGCCTAGCGCGAGGGACACTTGTCTTGACAGACAGGGGAGAGGTAAAAATTGAAGATGTGACACTTGACGATAAGGTGTGGGACGGTGTATCCTTTGTTGCTCACTGCGGATCAATCTGCAAGGGCGTTCAAAAGGTGATTACTTGGGACGGCATCACCGGGACACCAGATCACAGGGTAATGACAAATGACGGATGGATGCAGCTTTCCGAAGCGAAACGTCGCAAGCGACGGATTGTTAGAACCGGGATGGGTAGGGTTCCAATCAGGTTCACTAATGGTGAAGTCAAGAAAAGTGGATGGAAAATACAGCCTTCTGAAAGTAGAGGTGGAGTGCATGAATTGCGGCCACACCTTTATGAACAATTTCAACAACATGAAACGACGCCCGAACACAAGAGCGTGCCCGAATTGCAATGGGAGGCTGCCTGTTGCTGTGCCAATGTGGCTTTACCAAAGATGCCAAGCGCAACAGGACAGATGCAAAAACCCAAAAAACAGCCATTTTGCGAGATATGGCGGTCGCGGGATAGAATTCAGGTTTGCGGGCCCGAACAGTGCTGCGACATGGATATCACAGAACATTGGGGTAGCGGACAAAAGCAAGGAGTTGGACCGGATAGACAACGATGGGCATTACGAGCCGGGGAACTTGAGGTGGGTTCATCCTGTCAAGAATATGAAAAACAGCACACGCTCGAAGGGCAACAGGGAGAAGTTCATAGCATTCAGGGAGAACCATCCAGAGGTAAGATACGCAGACGCAACTTTGATGAGACTCATATCCGAAATGACGCCAGAGGAAATAGTGGAGAGATGGGCGAAACCATCCCACAAACCAAAAGGGAAGTATGGGACATTCTCAACGCTGGGCCACTACAGAGATTTACCGCAAACGGACGTTTAGTTCATAACTGCCTCATTCTTGACTATGGTCAGAACGTCGAGAGGCACGGCTTTATCGACGCCGTAAAGCCAAAGGACAAGATGAAGGGCGGCGACGGTGTGGCGCCAGCCAAGGAGTGCCCGGACTGCCAGGAGATGCTCCACACGGCTGTGAGGCTGTGCCCGAAGTGCGGCCATGAGTTCCCGGCACCAGAACTTAACCACGCCACCAAAGCCTATGGAGGGGCCATCCTGTCAACCCAAGTGCAGGCCGAGTGGGTTGATGTTGACCGCGTGTCCTATTCCAGATGGAAGAAGGAAGGCAAGCCTGACAGTATCCGCGTCACCTATGAGTGCGGCATGATCAGCCATAGCGAGTGGCTTTGCCCAGATCACGGTGGCTATGCGGCCAGTCGATACAATGCCCGCAAGCCAGCCCTCGGGGCGATGGCCGACACGACAGATGATGCGATTGAGGAAAGCAGGCATTGGGCCAAGCCGGGGCGCATCAAGATCCGGCCGCAGCGCGACAGCAAGTTTTTCGAGATTGTGCAGTTGGACTATTCAGAGCGAGAAGTGGAGTTGAGCCTTGAAGACGACGACATCCCCTTCTGAACCGCTGGAAAGCGCAGAGCAGATCGGCTTTGTGAACTGGTTCGAGACAGCATTTCCTGGCGTTCGAGTGTTCGCCATTCCAAACGGCGGGCATCGAGCCATGAGTGTGGCTAAGGCTCTGAAGTCAGAAGGCGTTCGCGCAGGTGTGCCTGACCTTCATGTTCCGGCATGGGGCCTGTGGATCGAGATGAAACGCAAGACGCTTGGGTCTGTATCGAAGGAGCAAAAGGACTGGCACATATACCTTGGGAATATTGGGCACCACGTTATCATCGGGAAAGGGGCAACGGATGCAAGCCGCAAGGTTCTCGAATTTGTTCGAGACAGACGACCCGAGGGCGGCGCGGAAATGGGTAAAGCGCGCCGGGTTGACGAGTGACGATGTTCGGCTGGTCCAGAAGGGCGGAAAAGTCTTTGTCCAGGACAAGGGTAGTGCGGCGGATCACATAGCAGACCTGATATCCGAACGCGCTGCAATCATGGAATACTGCGGCGGCATGACCAGGACAGAAGCAGAAGCCGCTGCAAGATCAGAATGGATTTAGCCCCCGCCAGCGATGACGGGGGCTTTTTTAGGCGGTCAGGTCGAAGTATGCTTCGATGAACGCCTGCGCTTCTGGGGCAACGAGGCCATTGGTCACTTGCATAGCCACGTTCCCATGACCTCACGCAGTGTCTGCTCGCCCCAATCACCCAAGGCTGCGTTGACCAAATTCAACACCAATCGGATATTGTCATATGTATAGCCACGATGCGGATC